ACGACATTTTGTTTGTCTCAGATCATCCCGAAGCAGGAGATCTCTGGCGTTATAATGCTGAAGCGGTGGGTTTGGAAGTTAACGAACAAAAGACCTATGTCAGTCCTAGATGGGCTCTGATCAATTCTATATTCATCGATATGACAGATGGCACAGAGATTAAATATGTTCCACTGGCGGCCGCTTTAGGTAAGAACCCTAAGGGTGAACCCTGTGAAACTTTAGATCAAGCTCCTGCTCTCTGGGAGCTCTGTCTCGCTGCCCCCACTCCTATTGCTGTCAAGGTCTGTTGTAAGCTGCTCAAAGCTAGGCTAAACGACCTGATCCCAATTTCTTTCACCCGTGTGAAATATAGTAGAAACCGTTTCAAGAAAAGAAGAGAAGTGAAAATATTAGAAAAACCAAAGTACCCAAATTTCTTTATCCGTCGTGATCTCGGAGGACTCGGTATGAGACCTGTGGGACCATTCCAGATAACTCCTGTCCAACGTAAGGTTGCAGGATATTTTTCAGCTCACAGAGATAAGATGTTTCTTCGAGAGAAGATCTCAGAACTACCTCCGTCAGCTGCACTCGCGATAAAGAAGTTTCATGCTATCAGAGGTCCTAGCAGGGATTTCACAGATGAGAAGAGGAGACCATTATTTGGTCCACTTCGTCAGGGTGAATCCTACTCGGACTATCAGGAAGAAATACTAACAAGGTGTCTAATATCTACACAATTCTGCTTCGGACCCCCTACTCGTATCGATTATGTTGCCAACGCACGTTTCTACCATAAAGCTCTAAAAGATAAATCAGCTACTCATATGAAGGAGGACAAGATAAGGAACTATCTCCCTGCACTTCAAGTTGTGGAAAATTACTCACCTACGATTCACTGGATCAAAAGGATTTATAAGGACTCAGTTTCTGGCCTAAAGTCAGTAAACTGGGTCGCATCAGATCAGGTACCTGAAATGCTACCTGAGATGCTGCCTTTAGAGGGAACCCTAAAAGCTTATAATTTCTCTCGATTTGATGAAGGAGAACTTGATAGCGACTCAGACGATTCACTCGACAGTGATGATGCACCTGAGGAACTGTTACAACAGAACCCTAATAACAAGATGGGTCTGGTCTTAAATAACAAAGAAGACCAGTATGTTGAACATCCGTTACAGCAGGACCCTAATAACAAGATGGGTCTGATCTTAAATAACAAAGAAGATCAGTATGTTGAACGACTTTCTCTACGTAGGACGAGACACACGAG